TTAAAGTGGCAAAATCGGTACTAAGGTGGAAAATACCAGTTAAGGTGGCAAAATCGGTACTAAGGTGGAAAATACCAGTTAAGATGGCAAAATCGGTGGTAAAGTCGGATTTTTTGGTTAAGCTATAAAAAATTTCTAAATTTGCACACTTTTGCACATAGGTTGCACACTTTTGCACATTGACTGCACTATTGTTTTGTGATATTGTTAGGGTGGAAAGTAATAAAAATATGGTTCAACCCTCGGTGGCATCAGCCTTCCGGGGGTTTTTCTATGCCCGGAAAAGATACCGATGTTGCCGGTAAGCTGGGCACAAGCTGCCACGACATCGGACAAGCTGCTGTCTTGTAAATAAGATGGGCAGATTGTGGCACAACATCGGGCAACATGCCGTGTTGTCAATGACAATTCTGAATTTTTGTCACGAAAATTGGCAACATGCCACGTTGAAAATAACATGCCGGTGCTGGTCGTAGAGCTGGAAAATACCGGTTAAGATGGAAAAATCGCTACTAAGGTGTAAAAACTGTGGTAAGCTGGGAATTTCGGACTAAGATGGAATGTTTGGCAGTAAGATGCAAATTCCCGGCTAAGTTGGGAAATAGCCTGTTAAGGTGAGAATTTCGGACTAAGTTGGCTTTTTCTGGTTAAGTTCGGAATTTTGACGGTAAGCTGGGGATTTCGTCCTAAGCTGCGATGTTGTCGATAAGGTGGGCGGTTTTTGTGACAACATCGGACAAGACGCAATCTTGTAAATAAGACGGCTGTATTTGGCATGAGATGGGATGACACCGCATCTTTTTTATGTTATGGACAGATTTTGGCACAACATCGGATAAGACGCAGTCTTGTAAATAAGACGGGCAGATTGTGGCACAACATTGGACAAGCTGCTGTCTTGTAAATAAGATGGGCAGATTGTGGTAAAACGTCGGGCAACATTCCACGTTGTAAACAAGACTATCGGAGGTGAAAGGGATGCCGAGAAAACCGAAGCACCCGTGCCGGTACCCCGGCTGTCCCAGGCTGACGGAGGAACGGTACTGCGAAGAGCATAAGAGACTGGCGAACCAGCAGTACGACCGGTACAGCCGTGATAAGGCTGCGAGGAAGATTTACGGAAGCAACGAATGGAAAAAGATACGCGCCCGGTACCTTGCGGCGCACCCACTGTGTGAACAGTGCAGGAAAGAAGGACGGCTGACCAAGGCGACCGAAGTCCATCACATCCTGCCGTTGCGGCGTGGCGGGACCCATGCGGATGAGAACCTGATGGCTCTCTGCAAGCCGTGCCACTCCCGGATCAGCATCGAGGATGGAGACAGGTTTGCACCACAATCGTTAAGGCACGGCTGAGGGTGGGGCCTTACCTGGGTATAGGTCGGAGGTCAAAACGGCCCCCAGGGGGCGTTAAAATCTCTACAGGCCCCTTTCTTACGACCGGGCGGGGGGTCGCGTAAACAAAAACGCGGATTCAAACGGGGTAATAGGCCCCGGAACAGGAGTCAGGAAAAATGGCGAAGGACGGAACGAACCGGGGTGGCGCTCGGCTTGGCGCAGGGGCGAAGAAAAAGCCTCTGGCGGACAAGATTGCGGAAGGCAATCCGGGCAAGAGGCCGATCACGGTCATCAGTTTTAACGATGCTGCCGAAAAGCTGGAAGGGCAGGAAATGCCTAAACCTTCCGAGATGCTGTCGGCAGTGCAGAAAGACGGAAAACCGCTGGTGGCAGCGGAAATATATGAAAAGACCTGGGCGTGGCTCCATGAAAGGGGCTGCGCCACTTTAGTATCTCCCCAGCTCCTGGAACGGTATGCCATGAGTGCGGCCCGTTGGATTCAGTGTGAGGAGGCCGTTACAGAATATGGGTTCCTGGCAAAGCATCCGACTACGGGAAATGCCATGCAGAGTCCATATGTGGCGATGGGACAGAACTATATGAGCCAGACAAACCGGCTGTGGATGGAGATTTTCCTGATCGTCAAGGACAACTGCTCCCGTGAGTATAGCGGGGAGTCTCCGCAGGACGATCTGATGGAAAAACTGCTGACGGCAAGGAGGGGGCGGGCATGAACCTATACCAGCTGTTACATGAACTGAAAGTATGGAAACCCTATTTGACCCGGCAGCAGTATCGAACCTTAAAGGGACAGGCTGTCCACGGTGATGTGGCCGGGGCTGAGAAAGGATTGCAGCGCCTGCTGCAGAGGAGGAACGATGGAAATAGTAAAAAAGCAGTTGGCTGAGCTGATACCGGCTGACTATAACCCCAGGAAAGATTTGCAGCCGGGTGATCCGGAATACGAAAAGCTGAAACGGTCTATCCAGGAATTCGGCTATGTGGAACCGGTGATCTGGAATAAGCAGACCGGGAATATCGTTGGCGGTCACCAGCGCTGGAAGGTGCTGCGGGACCTGGGCATCACCGAACTGGATTGTGTAGTAGTGGACTTCACACCGGAAAAAGAAAAGGCGCTCAATGTCGCGCTGAACAAAATTTCCGGTGAATGGGATAAAGGAAAATTGCAGGCCCTGATTTACGACCTGCAGGCGGCGGACTTCGATGTGTCCATTACCGGCTTTGACGCAGCGGAACTGGACGACCTGTTTCGCGATGATGTGAAGGACAAGGTGAAAGACGACAATTTCGATGTCGATGCGGAACTGAAAAAGCCCTGCATGACGAAAAAGGGAGACCTGTGGAAGTTAGGCAGGCACTGGCTGTTTTGTGGGGACAGTACGGACGAGAAGTCTTACGATATCCTTATGGCTGGCCACAGGGCCAACCTGGTCGTGACGGATCCGCCATACAATGTAAATTACGAAGGATCTGCTGGGAAAATAAAAAATGACAACATGGGGAACGATGCGTTCTACCAGTTCCTGTTGGCTGCATTCGCCAATATGGAACAGGTGATGACAGATAATGCGAGCATTTACGTTTTCCATGCCGATACCGAGGGACTTAACTTCCGCAGAGCTTTTAGCGATGCGGGTTTTTATTTGTCCGGCACTTGCATCTGGAAAAAGCAGAGCCTTGTGCTGGGGCGCTCGCCGTATCAGTGGCAGCACGAACCCATCCTGTTCGGCTGGAAGAAAAACGGCAAACATGAATGGTATACGGGACGCAAGGAATCTACGATATGGGAATTCGACAAACCCCGTAAGAATGCGGATCATCCGACGATGAAACCGGTGCCGCTTTTGGCATATCCGATTATGAATTCCAGTATGTCCAACTGCATCGTGCTTGACCCGTTTGCGGGGAGTGGGTCCACACTGATTGCCTGTGAGCAGACAGACCGCATCTGCTACACCATCGAGCTGGACGAAAAGTTCTGCGATGTCATTGTCAATCGGTTCATTGAACAGGTAGGCAGTTCTGAAAATGTAGAAGTTGTGCGGGACGGCGTGACCTACCGGTATGAAGAAATGACATCTAAAAATATATCTGAAAGTTGAAAATATAACTTGACTTTATGTGCGTTTAGAGTGATATATACACTAACCAAAGAACAAGGAGGTTCACAGAGATGAACGTAAAGACAAACGCACAGGGCAAGGACAGAAAAAACTTAGTAAAGGCCATCGCCGAGATAACCGGGCAGGAAGCAAAATACAACGGGGCGCCGGGATTCACCTACACGGTAGGGAACTACACGGTGGAGCGGGACGGCAGCATCACCACAGAGGACGAAGCCGGGATGAAGAACCTGGCCACGGTCCTCCGGGAACGGGGATTTGAAATCGAGATGCCGGAAACGGAAACCCCGGCGGAAGAAACCAAAATCGCAGAGCCGGAGGAAGAGATGACAACGACCTCCTGGACCCTGACGATGCCGAGGGAAGACTTCACCGACAGCCAGATCGAAAACCTCGAAAAACTGATTGCCAGCAAAGCGAACCTGATCCGCAAGGCGCTGGATTGCGCAGACCCCTTGGTGGTCCTCACGGAAGACCGGGTGGCATTCCCTTGGTACAACCGGCCCCTTGGGAGCGGGGAGAGCATGGCGACCATGCAGTTCATCACAGCCCTTTGCCGGATGGCGAAGAACGCCAAGCGGGTCACGGCGACCGAGAAGGAAGTGCCAAACGAAAAATACGCCTTCCGATGCTTCCTGCTGAGGCTGGGTTTCATCGGGGCCGAGTTCAAGGAGACCCGCAGACGGCTTTTACAGCGGCTGGAAGGTTCCTCCGCATTCCGCACCACGGAAGAAGAAAAGGAGGCTTGAGATGATGTTCCCGAGCAGAGAGACGGTAAAGCAAATCCGAAACGAATTCCCGAAAGGCACACGGGTCGAGCTGGTCAGCATGGATGACCGGCAGGCCCCGCCTCCGGGCACCAAGGGCACGGTCATCGGGGTGGATGACACCGGCAGCCTGCTGATGCGGTGGGACAACGGTTCCGGCCTCAACGTGGTGTACGGAGAGGATTATGTGCAGAAGCTGAAGACGGTGAAGACCATCTGCTACGGTGAGGAGCGGATCTGGGACAGCCGGAAGGAAGCGATGGATTATTTCTTTGAAGCCCAGTTGGGGAGCGACGGCAGCGAGAAAGAACGGTACACCAACGTATACACGAAACTTCTGATGGGCTGGGATGTTTGCAGTGACGACAGGTAAAAAGACAGAGGCGCGGGTGATGCGCCTCTTTGTATTTATACTGCTAAAAATATATTCAAAATACGAAAATATAACTTGACTTTATGTGCTTTCAGAGTGATATATACACTAACCAAAGAACAAGGAGGTTCACACGATGAACAACATGACAGACAAGGTACGGGAACAGATTCTGAAAGTACGGGACACGGGCAAAACCAACATGCTGGATACCTGCATGGTGCAGCGCATCGGCCTCAAGATGCGGCTTTACGAGATGGTGATCTTCATTGAAGAGAACCGCACAGAGTACGTAAACTTCATCCTGCACGGGGATGAGAAGAGCCGGCGGGAAGCGGCAAAGACCCGGTTCGAAAAGGACTACGCCAAGGTGATGGAATGGGATGACGATGCCGAGGACGTGATCGTGCGGAGGAAACAGGAAATCAGCGGGTTGAAGCGGGAAGGCCGCGAATGCCGGAACGGGTTCCGAATGAAATGCATCCGGCAGGAGCTGGAACGGCTGGAAAATGAATTGGAGATTTTGGTAGATTTGCTGTAAAAATAAAAAAAGAAGGCTTCCACCAAGGGAGCCTTTTTTCGTTGGGGAGGTGAGGAAGATGCGAAAACTGAGAGGGTACAAGCCGACGAAGTTCAAAGCGAAGGGCTCGACATACAGCAAGGAACACGCGGATTTCGCTGTGAACTTTATCCAGTGCCTGAAACATACCAAGGGGACATGGGCCGGGAAACCCTTTGAACTGATAGACTGGCAGGAACGCATCATCCGGGATCTGTTCGGCACATTGAAACCAAACGGCTACCGCCAGTTCACGACTGCCTATATCGAGATTCCCAAGAAACAGGGCAAGAGCGAACTGGCCGCAGCGGTGGCACTGCTCCTGTGCTGTGGTGACGGGGAAGAAAGGGCAGAGGTGTATGGCTGTGCGGCAGACCGCCAGCAGGCCTCCATCGTGTTCGAGGTGGCCGCCGACATGGTACGGATGTGCCCGTCGCTGAACAAACGGGTAAAGATACTGGCATCGCAGAAGCGACTGATCTATCTGCCGACCAACAGTTTTTACCAGGTGCTGTCTGCCGACGCCTATTCCAAGCATGGGTTCAACGTCAGCGGGGTCATCTTCGATGAGCTGCATACCCAGCCGAACCGGAAACTGTTCGATGTTATGACGAAAGGCTCCGGCGATGCGCGGACACAGCCGTTATATTTTTTGATAACGACGGCAGGCACCGATACCCACAGTATCTGTTATGAAACGCACCAGAAAGCAAAGGATATCCTGGAGGGACGGAAAATTGACCCGACATTTTATCCGGTGATTTATGGTGCAGAGGAAAGCGAGGACTGGTCGGACCCGAAAGTGTGGAAGAAGGCGAACCCGTCTCTGGGCATCACGGTTTCCATTGATAAGGTAAAGGATGCCTTCAATTCTGCCAAGCAGAATCCTGGCGAGGAGAATGCCTTCCGGCAGCTCCGGCTGAACCAGTGGGTGAAGCAGAGCATTCGCTGGATGCCCATGGACAAATGGGATGCCTGCGCCTATCCGGTCAGTGAGGAAGAGCTGGAGGGAAGAATCTGCTATGGCGGACTTGACCTTTCCAGTACGACCGACATCACGGCCTTCGTGCTGGTTTTTCCACCGCTGGATGAGGAGGATAAATACCAGGTACTTTCATACTTCTGGATACCGGAAGAGAACCTGGAACTGAGGGTACGGCGCGACCATGTGCCGTATGATGTGTGGGAAAGACAAGGATTTTTGCTGACCACGGAAGGGAATGTCGTCCATTATGGTTTTATTGAAAAATTCATAGAACAGCTCGGCGAACGGTTCCATATCCGGGAGATTGCCTTTGACCGCTGGGGTGCGGTACAGATGGTGCAGAACCTGGAAGGGATGGGTTTTACCGTGGTACCGTTCGGGCAGGGGTTCAAAGATATGAGCCCTCCGACCAAGGAACTGATGAAGCTGACGCTGGAACAGCGGATCGCCCATGGCGGGCAGCCAGTCCTGCGCTGGATGATGGACAACATCTTCATCAAGCAGGATCCTGCCGGGAACATCAAGCCGGACAAGGAAAAATCCACGGAAAAGATTGATGGTGTGGTGGC